GTCCCCCATATCACTGACAGCACTGGCATTTGTGCTACCGTAGATCAGGGGTGTAGTTGCCTTCTTGACGGTCTTACGTCCGGCACTGGTGACCTCGTTTACACTGTCGAGGTTCGCCAAAGGCCCAGTGATCTTATAGATGGCCGCCAAAGCTATTTTTGCAGCTGGCTGTTCCTTTTCAAGCCTGTGCAACACCCGCGTCAGTGTTCCAGCCATACCTTGGTACAGGTCCTGGTTTCCTGGTTGCTCGCTCCAAACGTTGGAATCTGCCTCCTCCCCCCTACGGAAGAAGCCACCCTGAGCAGACATCTGCGCATCCAGAGCTCCCAAAGCCATGTTGGCAATGATTGGGCCGTTGGCCCGACCATCGACTTCGCCAGTCAGGCTCGTGAAGGTTTCCTGCCCAGTAGCTCTGTTCTGGTAGAGGTGAGCCAGGTTCACCAAAGCATCAAGGCTGCGGAATGCGCCCTCACCGAGCTCGACAGCTTCGGCAATGATCACTTCTTGTTCAGGGCTAACGTCCTGATCTCTGTAGATAATTCCACGCAGAAGCTCAACAGCTTGTTGGATGGTTTCGTTGCCCAGGAGGCTGTCAGAGGTCGCCTCTTGAGCTACGTCTGTGTGGCCAAGCAACTCCGTAAGTGTGGAGGTATGTGACTGCGTGTCTACGTCGATACCTAACCCCTGAGCTACGGCCACATAAAAGTGCTTCAGTGCTTCCGTATCGCCTTGCTTGGGTACGGGCTTCTTCCACCCAGCCATAGCCATCATTGGACGGTGGATCTTGCTTTGTAGCGGGTTGACCAAGCTCCCCAGGATGCCTACACGCTGCGGACGCCAAGCTTCCCGTTCGAAGTACACCGGTGAGAATTCGCCTTCGACGGTATCCTCGACGGGGCGGTTCTCCATAAAGATACGGAAATTGTCGAGCTGTCGCTTGAGGTCGTTGTTACGGGACTGTGCCCGGACGGCATTGACCTTGTGGTGCCGGTAGTCGACGGGCTGGACCCCGGCAATACGCTCCAATACATTCGGGAGCTTGCCCCAAGCCTGCCACATGTCCTCACGGACGACGTGGGCCTTCTTGTTCTCCTTTTTGAGGATCGAGGCCAGCATCTTCGGGACGTTCTGAACGCCCTTGATCATCTTGTCCACGAAAGGCTGAGGTTCTGTCGTGGGCACTTTCAGGCGGTCCTCAGCCCCAAAGAGCTTAGCCAGAACACCTTGGCTCTGGGTAGTGGCGCTCTTGATGTCCCGGCTCTTGATGGCTGCTTCTGGAGCTATCTCCAGCGTACGCTGGCCTTGAGTATTCGTAGCCTGGACCATCTTGAAACGAATAAAGTGGGTCTTGCCCCGGCTTCCCACATGGTCAGATACGTCTCTTTTTCTCAGGCTTTTCAACGTCGCTGTAGGGATGTCGTGGATGTCCACGATGTCTTCGGACTCCAGCAGCCGCATAGCCAGGTGCCCGAGAGCGCTCTCGAAGCGGGCTTGCATCGTCTCGGGAGCGTGCTCCAGGGCCCGCAAACCAAGGGTTTGAGCAACCTTCTGTCCCACATTTCCGTACACCAGGTTGGCGTAAGTACCTGCATTACCCAACAGGGCAATCTCTGCCCGGGTCACATGTTGATCGTCATACCTTCCCAGCATGCGGTTGATGTCGTCTTCGGTGTTGAACATCTGCCCAGCGTTTTCTGCGACCCAAGCATGAGCAGCGTACGAGATCGCTGTCTTGACGTTCTCATCGATTTGCCCGCTTTCGTCCATGAAGTAGGCCAGGGGGTCTTCATAGTAGAAGTCTTCCCTGCGGGTTCCTGGAGCTGGGAGGAGGGCGTCGATCGTGGAAGACCACTCGGCTGCTTGCCCCACGAATCGACGCACAGTTACCTTCTGATCGTCTGTCAGAGGATCCTTGAGGAAATCCTGCACATCCACCGTCCCTTCGCGGAAACGGCTCAGAAAGCCGCGTACGGCCACCAGAGGCCGCATAGAAGCATCGTCGTCTCGGCTTTCTGATTGCTTGAAGAACTGGGTGAGGTGGTTGACCGTCCTGTAGATACCCGCCTTCATCCAGTTTGGATCGGGTTCTGGAGCATTCTCATAGACAGAAAGCCTCCCCGTCTCCGGCTCCGCCTCGACGGGATCGGCTTCCGGCTCCCCTTCAAACGCGTACCGGACTGTGACGCGGCCAGGGTCACTTTCGTCTACGCCGATGACCTCGGCATCCACAGTGCGCCCATCATTCAGCTCAACAGGCCCTCGCTCCCCAAGCGCTGGTACTTCACTCCCGGATGCCAATTCTCGCTCGATGAATTCCGGAGCACCGGTGGATGTGTCTTCCTCAGCTTCGGCATCTTCTTTAGCCAAGTCCGTATCGAGATCCTCACTTGAGGATGTAGCTGCTTGAGTGCGTACGTCAACAGGCACGTCATTGCTTTCGGACGCAGGTACAGCACCACTCTCATCAAGAGGTACCTGCTGATTTGCCGAGGCTTCAGAAGCGTTCTCAGAGGAGGGGGCCTCTGCCGCTTGCGGCGAGGCCTCCGACTCAGGAGTGTTCACGTTTTCCGTCTGTTCAGATGAGTTGAACGCCCCATTTTCCTGAACAGGCTCAGTGGTTGCTTCCGGGACAGCCTGGTCCTCAGTGGGTTTCCAGTTCAGCTGCGCCGTCATGTCTTCCAGAGTCATGTTGACAGCGTCAGTCTCCATGCTCACTGCTTCGAGCAGATTGCCGGAGTTGCGGTGAATCAACAGGCCCCGGCCTGTTTCCGTATCATCCGGCCTGAGCTCAGCTACCCGGGACCAACGGCCATTTTCATCACGGCGTATGTTGATTTCCCTCTTGGGGCTATTCTGGTCCGTGACCTCATCGAACGCAGAGGCAATGGCGTCTCGCTTGGCTACCCGGCTTTTGGCAAACTGAGCCAGGCGTGCACGCACAGCTTGGGCAGCCTGAGTCTTACCGTTGCGTAGTGCCGCCTGAAAAGCGGTTTGGTGCTCCACAAGACCTTTGAAGCCATCGGTACCAGTCATGACACCTTTACGGACGCTGGCAATGTTCTTGAGCTCCTCGGTGGCCCGAATGGTGTCCACACGCTTGCGCAAAACATCCCGGCTGGCCGGGGTGAGAGCGTTCTCTTCGTTGGCCACCAAACGGTCAACTGCCTCGAGATCGAGGGTGTCCGGTGAGTTCATGGCTATGGTGACGACTGAGTTTGCAGCAGCCGTGGAAGCAGGGGAAGGTGCAGAGTCTGCTTCTGCGAACACTTCCTCACGCTTCTTCTTGCCGAGGCGGACCTGCTCAGTCACGTCACCGGTAAACGTTTCGGCAGCAGTCAGACTCTCCTGAGTCTCTTTCAACAGCGAGAGCTGTTCACCCATGGCCACCACAGCTCGGGCTCTGGGATCGTCCTTAGGCAGCTTCAGCTCTTTGATTTTGGCCTCAGCCTTGAGTTGGGCACTCTCAGCAGCTTCCAGATCTTCGGCGGTCTTGATCTCGAGAGATGTTTCGAGTTCTTTCTTCTGCTTACGCAAGCCAGCAGCTACCTGGTTGCTCTTCTCAATGGTTGCTTCCGTAGGCTCATGACGAGCTACGTGCGCACGTAGAATCTGAGACGCCTTCCCGGGGTTGTACGTATCCGTGCCTTCGTCGAGGTAGGGAGAGACTTCAGCATTGGCCACTTCCTCGGCCAGCTTGGCTCGAGCCGCTGCATTCTTTGCAGCGATCTGTCGACCACGACGAATGTTCCTGCGCATCCCAGACGCAGCGCCTGCGGCGGCACCGGTGCCGCCCCCGGCTGCTGCGCCAATACCCATGGCACCTGGGATACCTTGCCCCAGCTCCTCGAGCGGACGTACACCAGCACCCACCTCACCCAAGTTGGAAGAGAGGGCTTCACCGCCTTCCTGGATACTCTCTGAGACGGTTTCCTTGGAGCCTGCAACAGCAGCACCTCGGACAGCACCACCGGTGAGGGCTGTGCTCTTTCCGGCTGCCCAGTCTTCTAGGACGTTGGCCCTATACCGGCTTGCAACCCCCAAGGTGATGGCGTTTGAAACCCCCGTGGCTCCCAACGTCCTGGTGAATGCCCGGTCAGCCATTTCCAGACGGGCCTGTTCAGGGCTCAGGCCTTTCTCTGTTGTGAGCTCGTCGAAGACCGGCGATTCAGCCAGCTGCTTATCAGAGAGATCCATCACCTGCAGGGCGACAGAGCTCGCATTCTGAACAGACGACACACCACCAACAGCAGTGATACCGGCAGAGCCTGCCAGGCTCTCCACAGCCTCATCAGACAGCTTGGCTGCTTTACCTACAGCACCTGCGGTCCGACCAGCTACCGCACCGGGAACCAAGAAGGCTGCGGTGTCTGGCCCCACGGTCGAAGCAAAGGACCCAGGGTTCGATACAGCGTAGCCCAAAGCTGCCATGAAGCCTTCTTGGGCTGCTTCAGAGAGATCCTGATCAGCCAGCTTCTGGCGATCAGACACAGCCTCTTTGCCCAAGTAGTCACCGAAGTCTGCGAGTGCGTCACCTGCCCGATTCAACGGATTGGCCAAGCGCTCCTCATTGAGGGAGGGAAGGCCCTCACTTTCACGCAAAGCATCTTCCGTGACACGGCGCTCAGCTTTGGCGTCTTCGCGACTTTCAGCGGAATCCCGGAGAGCTTTTCTCAGGCCTTCTGCCGGGTCAGGCAAGATGGACCGCTCTTCAGCGATATAGTCGCCCAGGTCTGCAAAGCTGCCACCCAAACCAACGGTGACATCGCCCATACGGGTCAGGACTCGATCCAGCAGCCAAGCCTCACGAGCGACAGGGTCTGGGGAAGCCATGTCCACCAGGCCGCCTGTCATACTCAAGATACTGCCAGTGAGCTTTCGACTGGCATCTACGAAAGTCTCGCTTGCGGTCTTACCGTCTACGCGAATACGCATCTCTTCGGCGATCGGACCTGCTGCAGTTAGAGCATCCCTGAGCTGTTTCCGTTGGAAATAACTGGCTGCATCCAGCGTGGTGGGGTTTCCGGCTGCCCGGAAGCTCTCGAGATTTTCGAAGTCTCTCGGATTAGTAGAGGCCGTAGGCAAAGCCCGCTTTTTCTCGGCGCTGGTCGTCTCGAGCTTGGCCCGCTTCTCGGGGACCACGCTTTCCACTGCAGCAACCTTCTCAGTAGGACGTTGTTCCGCAAGATCCCCCGGCAGGACAGCCTGTTCAGGGGCTGCAATCTTTGCGAGCTCTTCATAGACGGGCCGCAACTTTCGTTGGGTAGCCAGCTCCTTGGTGTCGATCGACGCCAGAGCAGAACCCCGTTCGGGCAGCTCCTGAAGAGCTGCGTGCGTAGGTGCTTGCTTACGTAGTCCCGGAGCGCCTACCAGGTCGATAGGCTCGAGCTCAGGCCCAGGCTCGGGCAGAGAGGCCAACTCTGCGTGTGTTGGTGCCATTCTCCGCTGGCCAGGGAAACCACTGGTCTCAACAGGGTTTACGTCTTCGGCGGGAGAAGGGAAGACCATGGCCGCCCCTTCTGGACCGAACCGGGTGAACATCGCGCGCCCTTGTCTTTCAGCCTTCTGCGCTAGAGCCTCAGGACCACGCCCAAGGTCCCCACCGGCAAGTGCTCGCAGCTCGGCTACAGCTTCTCTGTCTTTGTAGTTGGACTCTTTGATGCGCCGTGCCAATTCTCGGGGATCTGTGCGACGTGGCAACACCCGATCCAAAGACGTATCTTGCGGCATAGAGAATACCCTTACTGGTTGTTACGGGGCGGAGAAGCACGCCGTTCGAGTGCCCGGATAGCTGCTGCCCCTGTCGGGGAGGCAGTCCTTATTTGATGATCTGTGCTCAACTCTTGCCGGATGATCCTATTTGTCTCAGAAACGAGAAACTCGTTCACAACCTCTATGAGGTTTGTCTTGTATGTCTCTTTTGGAATGTCTGGGTTGTCAACCCCAAAACTCCACCAGCTTGTTGCCCCTGTACGGTTACCTGCTTCAAGCATCAAAGCGCCCCAAGGCATAGTTGGCGGAAGGTTTTCTCCAGAAAACTCCTCCTTCACTTCCTGATAGGCATCTTGCACGTTCTTCGTCGTAGTTTCCGGGTCCTTTGGAGAAAGCGTTGATACCAATGTCTGGACAGCGCTTCCTGGAGTGACCTCATTGGGGTTGGCCACGCTTGTGAACACTGGGTTGTTAGGGTACTGCTTCATCTGTTCATTGTGGCGGACATCCAGATAAGCGCTGACCTCATCTTTTGCTCTAGCCTCTGTAGGGGTTGCCCCATATTGGGTAGCCCACAGTTCCCTAACCTGCTGAGCCCCTACACGCGATTCTTCAGCATTGAAATTGCGTGAGCGCGTCATGTTGTTGTACAGGTCGAGCGCGTCTCGCTCAGTATCAGCAAAATTGACCGACTCAGAAACGACTTGACTGAGGCTGTCTCTTCTGGCCCGGGTTTCTTGGCCACGTTGGTACTCAGACTCGTTTCGGATACTGCCACGGCGCGCGTTGAAGGCGGCATTTCCGGCTTTCAGAAGATTCGCCACATGCCGGGGAGCGAGCTCCGAACCCTCCACATCGCCTCTGAACCCTGCACGTTGAGCAGCCAAAGCCTCCTCATCCTGGTACTGATTTAGGCCTGTCAGCCTTGTCCGAAAAGTGTCCAACAACGGTTGAGCTTCTTGGTCCTCCCGACGAGTGGCCAGGGCCAAGGCATCATCCTTCCGTTGTTCCAGGGTACTCAGGCGCTCGACACCCGCTTCCCGGAACTGGTTCCGATCGATCGCATCGCCGAAGCTATTCAGACGTTCTGCGATGAGTCCTTTTTCCTGGGCTGCTCGCAACTCTTCAGGCGACTTGAAGCTGGCCAGGAAATCGCGCATTTCCGTCGTGTTGGCTTCTTTCTCGCGTCCGAAGTTTGCCGCCAACCGGTTCTGGCGGTCCTTGATGATGCGCGAAAAGGTGTCCGTGGCGCCCTGGAAGTTCTGCTGGGCGCCCTGCATGAGATTCGAAACCCCCGAGAAGTCGGGGGTGTTGATGTTCCGAAACGTGATGGGTCGGCTCATGCTTAGACTCCGTACTGCCGCATGTAGTCAGCCGTCGACATGTGCGCATTCGGGTTGGCTGCTACCCGGGCATTCTGCCGGTCGGCGAACTGCGAGTTGGTCATGTTTCGCTGGGCCTCGAAGTTCTTGTTGAAGGCCTCTTTCTGGAACTTGAACTGGTCTTTGGCCAGGCCGAATTGCTTCATCCCCAGGTAGGCATCCAGCCCACCAGAAATGGCCCCGAGAGCAGGAATACCCCAACCACCGCCATCTTTGCCGCCCAGCATGTCTCCGAAAAACGAAGAATCGGTAGCAGGCGGGTTCACGCCTGCAATCGAACCCCCTTCGGGAATGAGGTTGGCGAGCTTGCTGATGTCGATCGGCTCTACTGCAGCTGCGGGCATCAAGCTTTCTGCCATACCTGCAGCTCCCGGGGTAGAGCCGAAACCAACCAACTTTCGATAGATATCAAGCGCTGAAGACATTGAAATCACTCCTGATTGTCGTTTCTGTAGTAGGCAGTGTAAGGCTGATGTCCACGTAGGAGGAAATCGCATCGAGCCCGCGAATTCCAACGTTCCCGGAATGGACAGTCCGGTTGTAGTACTCCTGAGGTTCTTCGCCCAGGATAGAGAAGGGCGCAAGGCCCACGAACTCGAAAGGGTTGATCAGTGAAGACGTTTCCAGAAGCCTCTTGGCATCCTCGAGCAGATCCAGTTTCTCTTCGGCTGTCTCGAGGAAACTCCCAATCTCTTTCTTGAGATCGTCGATGAGGTCTGCCGTATTGCGGTTCACGGCTTGCATCAGGCCTGTGGAAGCCATGAGCAGATCCTGTGCCCAAGGAGCGCCCTTGAGGCCTTTCACGCCGTACTGGCCGTAAGCTATGGATACTACCGCAGCCACGGCTGCGATAATCAAGGCCAGGTCACCGCCGATAACGTTGACGATGAAGTCTGTGGCAGCCTGGATCCCGAAGCCGATGGCTACGGTGGTCACGATCAGTTGGGCAACAGCCAGGGCCCCAGCCTCCATGGCAACCACAAGGGAGGTGTACAGAGCAATTCCTGTCTGCACCAGGATGACGACAGCGAGAACGATCATGATGGCCTTGAAAAGGCCTGACTGATACCACTTCACCTTGGTCACGATCTTCGAATTGAAGATGAAGTGCATCGATCGTGCGAAGAGGAACTCACGCTCCCGCAGGGAGTAGTCCCCAATGATTGAGAAGTCGACGGGCACCAGAAGCTCATCTGACCCAAAGCCAGCGACATGAGTCTTACTTCGGTAGATGTGGTAGACCAGCTCAGGCTTGAACACCAGGATCTCGTCATAGGCGTTCTCAGTGACCTGCTTTCGGTAAAAGAGAAACTCACCAGTCGACTCTTCAAGCAGCTTGGCGAATGCGCCACTGAAGCTCCTGCGATGGACTTCCTCAGTGGTTGTGGTTTCCACCACATCGCTACCGTGCTTGCCCACCTCAGCAATTTGGCCCCCCTTTCGGCGCTTACTGATGCCTGCATGTCGGAAGGTGAATTGGAACTCACGGTCAGCAATCACCTGAGCAAACTGGTGGTCGATCTTCTCGTCGCCAGGCCAAGCAATGTTTCCGCTACCGACTGACCACAACGCATTGAAGTGGTCAAACAAGTACTTACGTGCCACCTCACTTGTGTCGTGTGCATCGACGGCCATGACCATCATGGCTTGCTCGACATCATCGATATCTGGGTTTTCGTGGATAGCTTCAGCAACTGCCTGGAAATCCATGTTGAAGTAGTTCAGCAACTCTACGCTGGTGTCGTAGTCCAGCGTCCCAACCATCGCCGGAGCTGACATGTCTTCACTGTCTCGCCGGAAGTGAACGAAGGGAAAGTAGGTTCCCAGACCGTCAAAGGGGATGTCTTGCACATCGTCGATCGCAGGGTACGTACCTGACCCATTTTCGTAGAGCCAGTACCGTGTCTTTTCAACGGGCTGAGCCCCGCTCGTATCGGTGTAGCGGTACCGGGCATGGTGATACTCCACGTCCTCATCGAAGCCAGTGATGGGAATGGTGAACATCCCTTGAACGACTTGGCCGGCAGCGTCCTGATACATGTGGTGGACTTCGACATGATCCTCTGTCGCAGCCTCATCGACGATGTAGGAAGTTCTCGCCTTGAAGGATCCCAATGTCTCTGCTGTCGGACGCAGTGGGGTTGAGCCGCCTGCGGCGGGCTCACCCCACTGCTCGAGTGCTCCCAGGTCCCGGTTATCAAAGGTTTCTGTGGTGTAGATGGCAATCAGATCTTCCAGGTAAACCGGGAAGCCCTCTGTAGCGCTCAAATTCTCGAGCTCGTTCGTCTCAGGATTGTAGCCGTGGCTGTCGACCAGAGTGGTCCAGGCAACGTGCAGGGAGTTGATCGAAGTGAACGCGTAGTCCTCTATCGTGATCGGGAACCCGATCTCGTTTTCGATGGCGAACTTGACCGCTGTTTCGGCATCACCCTGAGCAGCGGTATGGCCCTCAGGCAGGCCATAGCTGTAGTGATCCTGGGCATAGCTGAAGAGACGTTCAGCCTTCAGGGCGATCGTATCGGCAAAGCCGCTGATGATGTACTCCGGGATCGAAGCGCCCACTTCTGGAGACATGACCGCCTTGATCACGCTCGTCTTGAGGGTATCAGGCAGGGACACATCGTCGATTACCCGTTGGACCTGAGCCCCGACCGTCACTTTCTTTTTGGACTTGAACAGCCCCATCGCATTTCTCCAACAAAAAAGGGAGCACTCAGCTCCCCTTCGTGCTCCTTATGGAACCGGAATCAGTCAGCCGCTCGGCGGGCGAACTCTCCGATCATCTCGTCTGGCTGCCGATGGAGGTAGAGGCCCCCGACTACGGCCATGTCCGTCACGCTCACGTACTCGTGGTTGACAGCCTTCGTCTCCGTATTGATATGGACGATGTCGAAGCCCATGGACCAGAACTCGCCTTCGCAGTAGCTTGCCCGAAGACGGTGCCCACACCCCAGTTGGAGCCACTGGTAGGCTCCCTGAAGGGCGTTCTTCTGGTGGAAGACCTTCCATGAGTGGTGGTGACCGTTACAGCCAGGAAGGCCCCAGTTGCGCGCATGAGGGTGGTGGTGGAACAGGAAGGCGTCAGAATACGTCTTGTAGCTCTTCTCCACCTGCTTGCGCTGGTCGGCCTTGTTGAAGGCCGCCAGGTCCGCCTTGGCGATGTAATTGATCTCGTACTGGTCCAGGCCGAAGATCTTCGAAACCGTCAAGCCAAGGAGATCAGAGAGGACGACTTTCAGCGCTGGAGTTTGGTCAGCCAGGTGCCGGAGGAGCCGGTACTCGTGATTGCCTTCGATGTAGTCGATCTGACCGTCAACGGCAGCTTCACGAATCGGCTGGAAGATGTTCTCCTGGGCGAACTGGATCCGGCCTACCACATCCCAGTCCCGAGGATCGTTGTTGAAGCGCCCGAACTCAGGAAGGTCCAGAATGTCACCGCCCAACACGACCGTGTCAGGCTGCACCATCCGAATGGCTGAGAGCAGGGTGCGGAGGTAGAAAGGGTCGACTTCGACATCGTGGAGGTCTGAAGCGACAATCAGCGTCTGCACCTTGCTGTTGTGTTGACGATCGTACCGGTCACCCAGATTCACTCGGGAGTTGAATTCTCGGTAGGTGTCGGCAGCCACATGCTTGGCAATCTGCCGCTCGAGGCCATGTTGGGTCCGGGAGAGCTCCAGACCTGCTTGGCGACGGAACTCCAGGAAGGTCCCGAAGTACCGGTTCCAGGTGGAATCCGAGATCCCAGTTTCCTTCCTGAAAGCCATGCGAGTGATGTGCCGCTCTGCACCCACCGTACCCTGCATTTCCCGAAGCCTTTCGATGAGCTCTTCAGGGGTCATGGGCGGGCAGAAAGTGGCCCGCATCTCAGGGATCAAGGCCTGTCCTGTGCCCGTCCCGGATCGGTCGATCATGTGAAATTCGCCACTCCGGCGAAGGCGTTGCCCCCGACTCTTGGTCGAGAGGTAGGACTTCCCAAGGTACTCAGCAATCGAGCGAACCGTTGGGAAGCTGTCGAGGTCGTTCCACAGAGACGCGAACCCCGCATTCTTCATGCGTTCACTCCGGCCAGGAGCTTATTGACGATCCGGCCAATAGCCGCGTCGTCAAGCATGTTGGTGGCGTCTGCGATGGTCCCGCTGTCTGTCGTTCTGCGGACGTTCCAGGTATCGATGAGGGTCTTGGCCGACTTCTGTTCAGCATCCCGCAGGAAGCCGTCACTCTGGCGCTGGAACAGGATCTTCTGTTTGCCCACCACACTGTCATCGTCGACACCGGCAGCCACGATCTGAGCTTGCTCAGTCAGGCGCTTCTGGTTGAGCAACGAGGTTTCTGCGATGGCCTTGTCCTTGGTCAGCATGAGGACATCGAATTCAGCATCGAGCTTGCACTTCTGTGCCGTGACCATTGCCGTCTGCTGGACTTCAGTCAGGATCTGCTGGCTGAGAAGGTCTGCTTCGAGCTCAGCCTTCTCCTTGGCCAGAAGATACTGCAACGAGGTGTTCAGCACTGCCTGCAGTGACCCAAGGTAGACCTGAGAATACTCAGGGCCCCTGATACGGTTTCTGGCGTACTCCGCGTCCAGGTGGGCTTTGGTAGCCCGCATCAAGACATCGAACACCCCCGATCCGTCGAGGGTTGCTTGAGAGAGTTCATCCAAGTTTGCGAGACTCATCGATCTGCTCCTAGGTCACTGGGCAGGCTTACGCGCCCGAAGCCATGGCTTGGCGTTGGGCGAGCTCTTTCAGCTCCTTTTCAGTCAGGGCGGGAAGTTCTTCGATAGCGAACTCGTTGATGAGCTTGCCCTTCTTGAACGCCACACCGTTTTTGGTGCGGTCAGTGACAAAGACCTGGCACTTCCGGGACTTGATCATGTTGTAGATGATCCGAGGGACGTGCCAACCCTCGTCCGAGTTGAATGGGACGTACTTCCGTAGAGAGCCAACGACAGAGTTGCCTGCCGTGAAGACCTCGCCTTCGATGTCTTTCTTGGCCGGGTTCATGCAGGTGACCCGAATACGGACCAGCTGATTGGCTTCTTGCCGCAAACGCAGGCGGCGTTGAGACTCCGTTTCACCTTCGCCAGAGGTCGGACCAGGTTCTGCAGGACTGTTCGCGGCAGCTGCTTTGGCTTCCTCCGCTTCGCGGACAGCCTTGATCTTCTCGGCCAGCTTCTCGGCTCCAATCGAGGGGTGGTAGTTGATCCCGAGCCGGTCTGCCGTGGCCTTCATGTTCTCGAGGTCAGCCGCCTTCATTGCTTCATCTTCAGAATTGTCTTGGTCATTCATGGGGAGCTTCCAGGTCAGGTGGGGGTGAAAGGGCCCCGGAATGGTCCGGGGCCCCAGATCACGTACGTGGGTACGTGCTTACAGCGGCGCGGCGGTCTTGACCAGCGCGATGCGTTCCGGACGGAGAGCCATGAAACCGTAGTACCACTTGATGGACATGAAGCCCGTCTCATCATAGGGGTCATCACGAGTAGGCATGGATTCACCAGGCTTCCTGTGGGTGATCTTGAACTTCACGGTCTTTCCATCGGTCTGGAAACCAATGGTCGTGAAGCTCGCGTCGCCCACCACCAGCATCGGGAACACGTCGAACTCGGTACCGGTCTTGTAGTGCGTGGAGTTGGCCGTTGCGTCCGCACCAGCACCTGCCCACTTCAGCATTTCCGGCACGACCACGAGGCGGAAGTTGCCCACCGAACCCCACTCACCGTTCAGGGGGGTGGCCCCAGCGGCGTACTTCTGTACCGGAATGAAGGCCCGCTCACCATGGAGGTCCACCATGGCTTCGATGAGCGGCTGCAGTTCCGAGCCGATGTACATCACGCGGCAAGCCGGGATGGTTGCGGTGTCGATCATCCGCGTACCCGTGATCACCTTGGTGTGCTTCGGCGTACGGTTGTTGTCGAGGTCGATGGCCAGGCGCATGAGATCCCCGTAGGTCACCTCATCGGCTGCATCGATCTCAGCATCTGCCGTTGCGTCACCCGCGAAGCGCACGACACCTGCAGCACCCAGAAGGTCGATCTGAAGCGCGGCTTCAGTGATCTCGACGGCACCGTTGACCATCTCGCGGTTGATGTGCATGCGCAGCCCGGAGTCCGAATCGAAGTCCACGGATTCCTGGGTGTACTCGTCGAAGAAGCCGAACTTCTCGATCGAGCCTTCAAGCTGCTTGCGCTTGAAGCCCACCCGGTTGACGCGGCCACCGTTCTCCGTGAGGGTCGGCAGCTTGCCGGTGATGGTGCCCACGTCACGGCTGGAGCCGTACAGGTTGCCGTCAGCGATGACAGAACCTGCAGCATCCAGACCTTGGCTGTTCACGTTCTCGTCGTCGAGCAACGGGATGTAGTGGAAGCGCTTGATGGTCTTGCCCATGTGCTTCGGCATGGACGCGACATCAGCCGCCAGCATGAAGTATTGCTCACGGCGAGCTTCAATCAGAGCTTCCTTCTGGTAGAAGAACTCGGAAAGCTGACCACCAACAGAGGAGGCAGTACCTCCAGCCGGATCGTTGTATTCACGCATTTGGACTTACTCCTAACAATTGATTGAGTTACATGAGTCGTGAGTCGATCTGCTTCTTGAACTCCTCATCAGACAAAGCCAGGGGATTAAAATCGCCTGCTGGCTTCCTGGTGGAAGTGTCGGTCCGCGTGGGGCTTGCAGCCCGCCTTTTGTCATCCCGTTTCGGATCCTTCTTGCCGTTACCATCTGGCTTCACCTCACGCTTGGCAGGAGCTTCCGACGCTGAACTGTTTTGGCTCAGGTGGTTGAAACCTCCGCGTTCGTGAATAGCTGCACCAACTTGTTGGTAGGCCTCGAGATCCGACAGGCCATTCAAGCGACCAAGCGCACGCTCTCGCTCCATCTCAGTGCTGATCACGTCGTACACACCACGAGCTATGTGCTCGTTGATGACTTCGATCAGTTGAGGGGCTTGCGTGATTGCCTGTTTACTGGAGCCATCCCACTTGTTACCCACGATATCAATCGTTTTCCGGTACGTCGGCGTGTCCTGGATTTTGTCCAGTACCTCGTCCAGCTCGATCTCTTTGTCGCTGACGGCGTAAGTGCCCGGCTTGTATTCGCTTCTTCCTTCTTCCTCTTCTTCGACATCCAGCGGATCAATCCCGCTGTCTTTCACCAGCTTTCTAACTGCCGAAGGGTCTTTCTTCTGCAGGTCAATCAGGTAGGTGAGCTTCTCCTCGCTGAGGAGCTCGTTGTTCTCGAGCATCTTCAGCAACTTCAGGTTTGGTTTGAGAGCCGCCATCTTCTTGTTGTAGTTCGCACCCATCTGCATGAGGGTGATGGCGTCGTCGACAGAGTCGACTTTCATCTCTTTCCCGTTCGCCTTGAAGGGTTTGGTGATCTGTTCGTAGAAGCCTTTGTAGTCAGGCTCTTCGCCTTCACCCTTGGGCTCGTCGCGCTTGTCAGTAGCCTTGGACGGGTCGTCGTCGTCGGCCCCCTGGCTTTCAGCCGGGGCCTCCTCCTCGCCCTCATCCTTTTCACCAACCGGAGGAGCGTTTGGGGCTTGCTCCTCGTCATCTTCCTCTTGTTCGGGCGCTTCAAGAGCAGCCTGTTCCTGCTCCTCTTGCTCTTCGCTCGCCTTACCAAGGTCGCCAGTTTCTACTGCCGGGGTATCCGGGTCCGGCTCATCCTGCGTACCAGGAGCGGATTGGTCCTCCTCTTCGAAGAGGCTGGGATCCAGATTCTTGAGCTCTTCGTCGGACAGCTCATAGAGTTTTTCCGGGCTCATTCACTGATCTCCTCTGCCAAGATTTGCTCCCGCATGCTCTCGGCTTCCTCGATAGCCCCTGCGGCGTGATCAGCCAGCATGAGCTTGGTCCGGAGAAAGTCCTTGAAGCAGGCAATCGCGTCGATCTGCCGCAGCAGACACGCCTGTTGCTCGGGCTTTTGCATAACAGAGTCGGTACGCGCTTGAACGAGGCGGATGGCCTCTTGCTCGAGATACCCAGACAGAACGACCGTCTGGAAATCTCGGCTCTTCTGGAGGCGCTCGATAGCGGCACCCAGGTCGCGTGCTTGACGGTTGCTATTGATGTTGGCGTCGAGTTGGTCAATGAGTGATTCAGTCATATTGGTTACTCTTCCTACCGTTGTCGTAGAAGGTTAGGGCTGACATCCCGAAGGAAGATCAAAGCACCTACGTAAGTGCTTATCCGGTCAGCGGAAAGAACCTTAATACAGAAGTTCATTCAGGCCGAAATTTTTCTAACGTTTTCAAGAAGTCCTGGATGGCCGCAGTAGCTTGGTCCTCCCTTTCAAACGCTCGATCCAAGAGTTTCAACTTGGCTTGGGAGTTGGCCTGTTCTGCTGTCTGTTGCAGGGCCCGAACCTGGCTGACACCAGACTCTTGTTCCACAAAGTTCAAGTTGGCCTGGTCCGTCTCACTTCTGAGGTTCTCCTCTTTAGCCCCTTCGGTAATGGCCTTGGCAGTGCGGAGATCTGCATCTGCCCGCTCACGCATGGCCTTGCCATCAAGCTCTGCAATCTCTTTCTGCAGCTTCTCGATCGTGAGGAGCTGGATCTGTTCCTGGTAGGGGTCCGGTTCCGGTCGATACTCCTCGATGTCCTTGGCCAGGTCAGGCATCTTCCGGAGGCGCATCAGGCTGGCCAGGAGCTTCCGGCGCATGGCTGGATCTTCGTCAGGGCCCACCGTCTGTAGGATGTAGGCAATGTCCTCTGCCTGGGAGTGCTCTTCCTCGGCGGTACTGATGCTCAAACGCAGGTCGAAGTTCCCGGCCAGGTCATCACGCCGAACCTTCACAAACTGGTCATTTGTGACGCGAACTACTTCCTCTTCGGAGAGGAACTCCTGATTCATGGAGATCAGCTTACGGGCAATATCGATCAGGCCTTGGGACAGGCGACGGAGAATGCCCAATTCGCGCTTGGAAGCTGCGTCGAGGACACCCCGGACACCGGTGGCCAGCTTCCCAAGAGACTCGCCTGAGAGCCCACCAGAGAAGGCTTTCACACCAGTCATGGACTCAGCTTCTTCATTCTGAAGCTGAAGCATGAACTGAGCAGAGTTGGGGATCTCTGGATACTGGTGCATGAAGATGGCGTGGCGAGGATCTGCGATCGTCGGGTTGAACTCGTAGTCCTGACCCTCTTCGAATTTGCGCCTATTCACTGTGTCCAAAGCGTCTTTTCGAACGCCTTGTTGCGCGTTGGCGCTCTTACCCATGAGGTCGATCATGCCCCGGGTGACGGCACCAAGAATCTTCTGATTGTCGATTAGAAGTTCCCCATCAGGCTCACCATAGATCGCCTTACGGACAGGGAGATACTGCACTTTGACGAAAGGAAGGCCTTGATCCGGGTAGGGGTTATCCTCCATACGGATCAGCGTGTCACCTACCCAAGCAGCGACAAAAGGACGTACAACACCAGTACCGTCAACATCGCGGAATCCCCAATACTCGTGTACGACGAATTTCTTACGCGCCTCATCGTCAAAGTTAAAGTTGCGTGATTCGTCGTCTGGGTGTGCATGGTCAGGTTCTCCAAGGGGGCTGTTGGTTTCAAGATTGATGTTGTCCAGGTTCTTGTAACGCCCGTCCTTTCTGAGTAGGGACAGTGACGACTCAAAACGGTGGGTAATGAAGCCAGCCTTGTCCAGATCCCCTTTGCAGGTTGGATCCACAATGACATTTCGGTAGTCACAGACTTCCAGGCTAGGCTGGTTGCGTATGGTGCGAGATTCTTCGACTTCTTCAACACCATCCGCGACTGGCTCGATGGCTTCTCCCTCTTCCATGCTCAGCTCGAAAGCTTTCTGCATGGGTTCCGGCAGTTCGAAGAAGGCCCCAGGGTCACTGGCTTTTAGCTCAGCCATCTCCTGGACGATTGGGGCAAATTGCGGATTCACAAAGTAGCGGTAGGCAGTTCTCTCGACCTTCTGGGTTTTCTCTTCGAACTCCCAAGCCAGTTTGACGAAGACTGTTCCTTCATCGACTGCAGTACGAACATACTCATCGATAAAGGCTGTCTTCTTCAGTTTCGTGTTGAACTGGTTGTTCAGAAGGATCTGGTTCTGTTCTGCCCCCTTCACGTCTTCCCAAGAAACGGGGCTGACATTGAAAACGCTTGGGGTAGAGAGGAAGGGTTCGCTCAAGGCGGCGTAGCGCCATTCCGCTTGTTTGCGGATCAATTTCGGCTGAACAGAGGAGGCATTTTTTGATGTTTTGACTTTCGCGCGATTTTTGACATGTAGGTTGTCAAGCCACTCATCGATACGGGTTACCCCCGAATCGTGAGAAGCACGGGCCTCTTCGAGGTCTTTTTTCAGCTCCAGCAGCGTGGGCTCACGCTCCCAATTCGTCAGCTTCTCTGCTGACACGGTATCTTGTGGCTCCACCGTCTGTTCTTCCGGCATTGGCTGCATGGCCTCTTCAGGTGAGTTGCTGCGTACTCACGTAAGTGCGTATAGCCGCTCATGTTAATCACACTTGCCAAGGACCACCTAAAATGAATATCAAGCCGATCCACCCCAACTTTCAGATGCCTACCCGTTCTTCCAAACTGGCCGGAGGTTTCGACCTTTTCATGCCTGAAGCAGGGAGAGTGTTTACCGGAGACGCATTCGGACGCCTCTTTGGTCTTGGTTTTGCTGCCGAAGTGCCGTATGGCCATGTGGCGCTACTTTTGCCTCGTTCAGGCGTAGGAGCCAAGAACGGCCTTGCGCTCAACAACACCTGTGGGGTGATCGATTCAGATTACCGAGGGGAGTGGAAGGCATCATTGCGGGTCCACAACTGCCTATCGTTCGAATGGGAGGCGGGTGATCGTTTGCTGCAGATGCTGATCGTCCCGGTGTACATGCCGAACTTCTGTGAGGTCGATGAACTCAGCGAAACCACCCGAGGTGAAGGCGGATTTGGTTCCACTGGAAAGGCTGGGGCATAGTCATCTGACCGTTCCCAACGAACGCAAGGAGGTGATCCCAATCTCCGAGGCGGCTCCGGTTATCCGCCATCCCAGGGCGTACCCGCGAAGCGGGTACGCCCTGGGGCTTCAAACAAACCCGCGTCGATGTAGCTTGTCCGATCCGTAGTCCCGATCGATCTCCATCCCCTGATTCCCAAGCAACATGACCTCTCGCTCGTAGAGGTTCATGTAGTTTCTCCCCTCATGGTTGCCTTCAGAACTGGCACCCATGGGTTGGAGCAACCGGCTCGCCACGTAGTAGAGGAGGGCAGGCAGATGAGTGTAGGGCAGCTCGATCTCTAGCTTCTCCGGATCTTCCCAGTCCCGCTCAACGAGTTTTCGGTGCCCTTTTCGGTACGTGACCTTACGAATCAGCCCTTCCTTGGTCACCGGTGGGGTCATCAGCGTGCGTTCGTCGATCGTTCGAATGCTGCAAGGATCCCCTAGCTGATTCAGGGGGATCTTCTCGTCCTCACTGTCCCGGATGCTCTCGACCTTCATCACGTCGTTCTTGAAGGGGTCGTCAGCGTCCAGAATGTACTTCACCGGTTCCTGTGAGCCCGTGTTGCTCACCGCGTAGGCGGAATCCAGTACGTACCTGGCTTGGTCCACCTGCAAGGCCAGGATGAGTTCCCCGTGCTTGAGCAGAAAGCGCTTGTGAAGGGCTGACAGAGCCAGGTTCACGCTCCGCCCGATACGCGGGTAGTCCCGTGGGTTGATGGGGCGGTCACCGTTGCCCAGGTTGACCTGTACGAGCTCCCCAGTGGAGAGCTGCTCAAAGATCTCGATCAGCTTCATCTTGGCTCCGTCTCTGTACGTGCGTAAGTGCGTGCCCCTTATACGATATATGACCCCATGCGGTCGATTCCTTCGTCCTCATCCTCGAGGCCCCAGATCCCGTCTTCGGAATTGGCCAGGGGCGCTTCTTCAGAGGGCTTCCAGGGCTTCATGACGCCCAACATGGAGATGGTGTCGATGAAGTCATCGTGCTTGGACCTGAAACCGCCAGGTGAAGCCAAGGAGAGCTCGTTGATCGCCTCTTTCAGGGGCTCTGAGAGCTTTTTTTCGACCGGGAAGAAGATCTTACGGGTCTGGAACATGGGCACCATGACGTTGAAGCGCTCCATCTTGTTGGTATTCGGGCGAATCCCAGGGAAATTGCGGTTTCCCTCCGAAGCCAAAGCAAAGAAGATGTTCCGGTTGAGCATCTCGTTCTGAATCCAGGGAATGAAGCCTTCCTGTTGGCCTGAAACTTCCACGCCGACCGACTGAGGCCGGTACATCTGGGCCAGACGGAAGAGATCATCGATATTTTTGCCCATTCCCTGATGTTTGCAGACCCCATCGACCCACAGCCAGTCGCCGACGTTGTTGTACGCCCACACAGAGACAACAGAGAAGTCTGTGGCTTCTTTGGCAGAGGTCGCGAAGTCCGTTGTGATGTAGAAATTGAACCGGCTCCGGTTCCGGAGCACTGCGTCGATGCGGTACCAGCCGATGTCGTGGTCCTGAACCAGCCGATCTTCATCGGACATGATTCGGAGCATGAGCTCCTGGTTGAATGTGTCGATTTTGCCGAGCTGAAGGGCCTTCTCGTACTTCGTCAAGACGTAGTCGTAGTCGAACCGGTCCGGCCAGCTGCCTTTGAAGTCTTCCCGGGAGCACGGGAAGGCCTCGCAGACCGGAAATACGTTCACAGCCCACGCGCCGGACTCCACAGCCTTGTAGAGCGGGTCCTTGGCGTTGAACGGGGTGCCTGACCAGATGATCATGCTCTTCTTGGGGTGCAGCGCGTAGTCGACTGCCTTGTAGACCGTGTCCTCAACGGCAGCAATGACGGTCGCTGACCGGGCATCCTCGTCCGAGATCAGGTCATCGAGTACCGCAAGCTGGGGACGTACGCCTTGTTCCTTGGTGCCCCGCACACCGGTCTTGGCCCCGTAGCCCTTGACGATGAAGATCTTGCCGTCTGCGTTACGGAACTCCCATCGCACGTCTGTGAATCGGGCCTCGGGGATGTACTCCCTCAGAAAATCGCTGTTCTCCCAACGAAATTCGAGGTTCTTGCGCATGTTCTTGACGCCGTTCTCGATGGAGTCTGAGACATAGAGCGCCAGGTTGATCGGTCCGAAGCCTGGGATGGCTCCATACGTACCCAAGTACAGGAACAGGTACTCGCCCATCAGGGTGGTTTTGGCGATACCCCGATGGCAGAGGTTCACCACCCGGGCCCCGTTCTCTGTCAGGGTGTCCAACATGTGGTAGTGGACCAGGGGAGTCTTGTTCTCTTCCCCGTCTTCACCATTCACGAGCTTGATGAAGGTGACGAACTCGAGTGCGAAGTCACTCGGGACGTAGTTGTGGTCAACGGCGTAGCTTACCTGGTTGAGATAATCCTCAACCTTAGGTGTCTCAGCGACTTCATCAATGATTTCGTCCAGGGCACTACTCACTCGACCTCCCCTGAGTCGTTATCGATCACCACCTTGCTGTGTGCCACCTCTTCGGCGTTCACCGTCCCTGCAGTGAGGGCTTTGCGCTGCTGTTCCACCAGATTCAGTGTTGCCTGACGCAGGTGGTCGATCACGCTGTCTTCTTTCATACCTACCTGCAGCTCAACCTTGCTGGTTTCCGGTGGCTTGAGATGGGTTAGGATCGAGTTGGCAGCATCAGACCGGACCTTCTCACTGTTAGCTGTCGCCATCAGTTCGGCCTGAGTGTTCAGAGCCCTTTGGTACATGTCTTGGTTCAGTACCCAGAAGGGCACCATGGTCTGTTCGAAGATCAGGTTGACCAGCTTCGACTTGTTGTAGGCGGTCACATAGGACGCAATGTCCTTGGGAGCCACCCCTTGAGCATTGAAGCGGGCGATCTTGTCCGGGAAGGTCTTACTATAGGCCAGGATGTTCGAGCAGCCCATCAGCTTGTGGCTGACGTACTTCACTGCGTCGATGTAGTTGGCCACCTTGAAGCGGCCTTCAGCCATGACCCGGGTGTAGGACAGCAGGTTGTCTCTGAATGACTCGTAGAGCTCAGGATCTGAGAGCGTCTGGTTGATCTGGTCTACCAGCGCCACACTCACAGACCTCTTCAGACTGGCAGGCAGCGCATCCTTGAACTGCTCCACAGTCAGAGCCTGACTGGCTTGCGGTGGAGTAGGGGCTGGTGATGGTCCTTGCGTACTCACTTACGTACCTCCGGGATGTCGTGCAAATCGAACCGAGTGTTTTCCCGGGCTCTCAAACCAGGAAGTTCACTCGAGAGCTTGTCCAGGAGGGCACTGAACTCTTCGCCGATCGGAGGAGGGCGGTTGTCCACGTACAGATTCGTACCTTGCACATCGAGCACCATGAGCAGGCAACACACAGCATGGGCCAAGTGGTGATGTCCGTCCTTGGCTTGAGTCTCACCACACCACCAAGCAAAGATATGCCGGAGCATGGCTCCGTAGTACACCGAAGCGCTGATCTTCTCTACGTGCCAGTTGTAAGGCTGGTACTTGAAACCACCATCAGCAAAACAGAGAGCCACGTATGCCAGAGCTCTGGGCGGTATCAAGTGGAAAGGGAGCTTGTTCATACCCCCAGCTGTAGTCTTCGGATTGTTGTCTGGCTGACTCATACACAGACCCAGTTAGCTTATCGTCTGTGCATCGTATGCGGGGTTTGGCAGAACTCCCAAAAATAATATTTGGGATCAGGTTTTTCAGAATTTCATCAAGTAGGTACAGAAGCAGTACTGATAGTCCAGGAACAAAATAACTCGACTACCCCCCGGGGTCTTCTCTCTCAGGAAACTTTACTCAACCCCACCCCTGCGTATGGGCCTCCGGCCATGGCGTGGTGCGATGGACGCATCGTATGCCTAACTCAACTGGAGTACTCCACATGCGCATGTTTGCAATGTTCGGCACGTTCTTTGACATGCTTACCAAGCTCTTCTCTGCTGGTGAGCGTAGTGCTTCTGCCCTCGATCACCTTGCTCGTACTGCTGAGCAACAAGCCTCCCACTACGCTGACCGTCAACTCGTGCGCAACCACGCCGAGATGGCTGAGGTCCGCAAGCAGGTGGCTCTCCTCGAGTCCATCAACCAAGGAGCATCTCACTGATACCACTAGGACCCTGGCCTCTGGCTGGGGTCCTGCTCTTTTACACAAGCATACCTACACATGCACAAGCACAAGCACAAGCACACCTACACATACACAAGCCCAAGTCAGTAGGGTTTTAGGGAAGGAAGAGCTCAAGGTTCTACAGAACAAGCTCAGGTCAGTGTCGTATCACTGATTGTTACTACTTCCTCCCTTGTTCCGATATCTCTTCTACCTTCCAGCTCGTTCCGATATCTACCCGATACATTGCGTCACTCTTGTCGTTGGAGCTCCGCTCTTGGCACGGTTAGGTTCTTAGATCCTTCAACTTCCACCTGCCTGGAGACAGTCCATGCCCTCACTCAAAAACATGACCAAGGCTCAACTCATTGATCGGATCATCGATCTAGAGGCTCAACTTACCAAGACTCAGGCCGAGACAGCACCTGTGCCTTGTGTCTTCTCGTTCACCACTCACGGGCATCTGGCCATCCTTACCAAGAAGAACAAGCTGCCTGTGGCTAAGCTCAAGACACCTCTGAAGAGCGAAGACCATGCCAAGTATTTACTCGAGTCCAAGATCATCCCTTGCCTCAAACGAGGTGAGCACCTGACTCCAGAGGCCTGGGACTTCGCTGAAGATGCTCGAGATATGCGAGGCGTACCTACCTACCGAGACATCCCGCTCTTCGCTCACGTCGCCTGATTCGTCCCACCTCTCACGTCTCACCACTGCAGCAGGGCCTACACAGGCTCTGTTGCATCCCTTCGTCAGTCAGTTGCCTAAGGAGGCAGTCATGATCAACGTTCACGTATTCCAAGGCTCCACGTACCTCGAGACGGTCTGTCAGCACTCCTACGAAGACGCCAACGAGTGTCTTCAGCTCCTGCAGCTCCAAGGCCTCCGTGGCGAGTGCTACGGCCATGTGGATTCTGACCCGCCTGTGGAGGAGGTTGACTCCTTCGAACAGGCTCAGAACCTCCGTCAGCTGCTGTCACACTGATGGAGTTAGGCATCCTGGTCCTTCTCCTCGTCCTGGCAGTTCTCTGCTCGGGGTTCGCACTACTCAGTCTGTTTGCCCATCTGGTGATCTGGTTCTTGAAGCAGGCTGGGTGGTTCACAGAGGAGCATCCACGCTCCATGGCAAGGAGAAATGTCAAGCGAAACATCTTCTGGAACACTCGTTAGCGCCTGTATACAGTCCGGGCCCCAACCATGTGCGCTCCGCGCATGGACAGGGGTCCAGGCCTCACATCTCTGTAACTACTCAATCACGTAAGGAATCACTCACATGACGTATATCTCCGATACTGCCAAGCCCGCTGACGACAACAGCAACGTTGCCTCGATCGGTCCCATGGCCCAGAACACGCGCTGGAAGCCCGCTGACGCCTTCCTGAACCTCTACATACCGGCCAAGGACGGTGGGCGTCCCAAGAAGATCGGGGCCCTGAAGCTGTACGCCAATCGCAGGCTCGACGCTGAACTCATCGAGTTCCTGCAGGCCGACGAGGCCAATGTCGGCAAGCTGCTCTCCAAGCTGACCGCCGACTTCAACGCCATCGACCCCAACGATGACAGCACCGTTCTCGACCTCTGATCTCTGAAGTCCTGGCACCACCTGGCCTCTGCGCTGGGTGGTGCCTCCGCTTTTCAATCCTTCCTCAGGAGACAGCTCATGCCCAAATTCGAGCATGGCGACATGTGGTCAGTCCGGAATGACACCGATCGCTTTATCATCACGACCAACAGTTTCATCAAGAAGAACGGCGCTCTTGTGATGGGTGCTGGTATCGCCAAGCAAGCTCGTGACCGTTTTCTGGGTCTCGACA